CACAACTGTCCGTATTACCACGGGCCGGAGGCGGTGAAGGATAATGACGCCGACAACAGAACTGAGAACAAAGCTTCGGAAACTTCTGGACGAAAGAATCCCAGAAGGCGGAAGTGATACAGATACCCGCTTTTCGGATGCGGATATAGACGAACTACTAATTGACGCAATAAACATATACGAAGCCACTGCTGCAGGGTGGACAATAAAGGCCGGGATGTTCCAGCGAGAACTTGGACAGATAGAAAGCTATGCTGTAGGCCAAGAGCGCTATGATATGCGGAAGCTTCAAGATATGGTGAATTATGCACTGAAGATGGCAGAAACTTATAGCTACATGGCCACCAGCCGCATAGGTAGCGTGATTCTAAAATTCAAACCGCCGGAGGTGATATAATGGATTTAGTATCCCTCCGGCGGCAACATACCAAATGGGCTATTCAGCAGAACCCAACGACAATTACAATTCGCCGCACAGAAAAAATTGATATGGGAGGTTACTTCGAGGAAGTAGAAAGCGAAGTAGGTCCCTTTACTGTGAGGATTTATCAATATGGAACATGGGTACCGCAGGAAGTTAGCACTCTAGCCGGCACTAAACAGGTGGACAGAACATGGGGGATGCTGATGGACTATGAGGCAGATGTCAAGGCAGGTTCCAACGTGTTAGATGAGTTTGAAGTGCCGGGCTTAGGAAAATTTCAGGTGCTGGCCGTATACTCGCAAGTAGTAAAAGGCGAGTTAGTAGGCTACCAAGTGGCCTTGGAGAAGGTGAGTTAAAATGGGCGAGATAGCAGATCGTGTACAGGAAGTAATAAACCGCAAGGTAGCAGGTACGTATGCACTGCTGCAAAACTGGGCCGGACAGCTTGAGGGATACGCAAAAGAAAATGCACCATGGACTGACAGAACAGGGCATGCACGGCAAGGGATTCACGGAGGTGTGGATTCAGATGGCAATAAATTTACATTGTACTTATCCCATGGTGTTGAGTATGGAATATGGCTTGAGATAGCTCACGGTGGTAACTATGCAATAATAAAACCCACGTTTGATGCCCATATAAGCCGCATACGCAATACCATTCATGAGTACTGGAGTGATTAACTATGAGGGCAGCTATAAGGCAAAAACTTATACACGATATACCGGATATTCAGGGCAGATGTTATGAGCCGCAGGCTGCCGGCCCGAATATATCAAAACCATATCTGGTAATAAGGCAGGGCGTTGACAGTGGAGATAGTTTGTGGACAGGGTTCAGGCGTATTATTGAAGTATGGCCCTATGTTGCTAGAACAACATTCCAAAAAGTGGATGACCTCGCTGGTAAGGTTATATCAGCGCTGGATAAACAGCTTATAACAGATGAACAAACAGGTGAGGCTTTTTCATGTCAGTACCTTGGTACCATTGGCCAGGACTACGTGGACGAGGATTGGGATGCTATCACAAGGGGACTGCGCTTTGCGGTATTGGCGTTACAACCAGTAAGTGTAGTAGATGATACACTACCAGATCCATTCATTGAAACTATAGCCACCTGGACAGAAAGCAAGTACCCGGAATGGCATGTATACCGACAGATATGGCCGCTAGGATACCAGAAGCCTGCTATAATGTGGCGTATGTCAAATGAAAGGTATGAATTGTTTAATATCCACAGTAGTTGGCGATACGTCGATATAGTTGGTCATGTTGTTAGTATTGCGCTAGGCGAACAAAATGCAATGGTATCAGAACTGGCAAAAGCATTACAGCTCGCCATAAAAATACCTGGTGATGGCGGGTTCTTGACAGTACTGAATGTACGTTCGGATCTCCAGGTGGATGGCTTTAGGCAGGGACAAATTAGGCTGACTTTAAGAGGAGTAGTAAAGCCTACAGAAGATGCGGGTATCCTCATACAAAAAGTACAAACAAATGGTCAGTGGAGGTGATTGTATGGCCGATAAAAAAGCAGTTGCTCGGGAGAGCAGATATCCTAAAAGTATGCTGATCGAGAATGCACAAGCCATTTTTAGAGTTAAACCGGAGGTGGTAATTGGCGCTTTACATGACAACATAAAAGAAGAACTGACCAAAACAGAAGTAAAAGAAGCTATTAACAAATTTTTGAACAAAAAACTTGTTAAAGGAGGTAATAGATGATGGCAGGCGGAACCTGGACAATTAGTGAACCAAAAATAAGACCTGGATTTTATATCAATTTTCAGGCAGCGGCTACTGCTCGGAGATGTGTATAAGAGACAGGTATAGTAGCGATGCCAGTTAAGGCAAATTGGGGGCCTATACGCCAGTTTGTTGAGATCACTAATGAAAAAGAATTGATTGAAACATATGGAACGGATACCGAAAACGGAGCAACAGCTTATACCGCTATCAAATTTGCATTAATGGGTGCTCCTAAAAAAGTATTGGCATACAGGCTAGCGGACCCTTCTGCGGCAAAGGCGTCTATAACGCTTAAAGATACGAATGGGACCGATGTATTGAAGTTAACTACAAAATATGAAACTATAAGACCATTCAAGGTAACGGTGCGAGATAACGTAATAGATAACAACAGGTATGACATAGTCCTGTATGAGGATACTACATTGTTGTATGTATTTACTTTTGATAAAGGAGCTCCTATGGTTGATAATGCAGTGACTGCTATCAACAATGACCCGGGCAATAAATGGATAACAGCAACCAAGGTAGCAGATGGCAGCGGTTCCCTGGCATTTGTATCTTCCCAACCTTTTACCGGTGGTAATGCTGGTATATCAGGAGTAACCGTTGATGACTACCTCAATGCCCTGGATGCTTTTGAGGGCGTTGTATTTAATGTATTGACATTGGATGGTATAAGCGATGAGGCTTTGCAAGCATCGGTTAAGGCATGGGTCGAGAGAGTACGTGAAGAAGGCAAGAAAGTGCTTGTGGTTATGGGAGGTTCTGCAGATGACGACAAGAATCCAACTGTAGGTAATGCTAGGTCCAGAAGGTTTAACCATGAAGCAGTAATAAACGTTATTGTTGGTGCCGTGTTTAACGGTGTATCTTATTCCAGTGCAGAAATAGCGCCATATGTAGCCGGTCTTATTGCTGGACAGAGACTAAATGAAAGTATCACTTACTACGCAGCACCGTTTGAGGATGTTACTAGGAGATTGACAAACAGCGAGGTTATAGCAGCTCTGCAGGCTGGATCATTGGTACTAGTCAATGACGGTGAAAAGGTAATAATTGAACAGGGGATAAACACCCTGTCTTCACTTCGCGAAGGACAGAACAACCAGTGGAAGAAGATTAGAGCTATCAGAGTTATGGATGCGATAAATGATGACTTGCTTAAGTCAGCAAGGGACGGTTATATAGGCAAGATAACCAACAATGATGACGGTAAAGCGGCACTTATCTCAGCATGTAAGCAGTATATGGAAACATTAGCAGCGGACGATGTAATTATGGCTGATTTTGTGGTGAAGCTGGATCCGCAGTATCATGGCAATCCTCCAATAGCAGCTCCCGATGAAGTATATCTGTACTGGGAAGCTTCTATCACAGATAGTATGGAGAAAATTTATTCTACATTTGTTGTAAGGTAAGGGAGGGGTGAATTATGGCATATCTTAATCCTGATAGAACTATCTTAGGTAGTTACGGTGAGGTTTATATCAACGGCGAGCTGTTCGCCAACTTCAATCATCTTGAAGCAACCGACAACTATAATCTCATTGCCTTCAACGTGGCAGGTAAGGCAAGAACTCAGCACAAAACGGGACCGGTTGAAGGTACAGGGACAATAAGCGGATTAAAGGTAACCAGCAGAATACTGCAGATGCCCAAGAACGCTAGGTTTGAAATTATATCAAAACTAGCAGATCCGGAGGCTTACGGCTATGAACGGATCCGCTTCCGTTCGTGCAGGTTTAGCCAGATACAGTGGGCCAACTGGACGGCTGGTGAGCAGGTGCCTGAAGAGGTGCAGTTTGTATATGATGAAGACCCTGAACTCTTGGATCCAATTGTGGAGGTGTAATGCATGAGCGTAGAAAAGTACAAAGATATGACCGATGAACAGATACTTGAAAAATTACTCAATGCAGAAGAAGCGCCTATCCCACAGAAAACGGTTTATATAAAACGACTAGGCATCCCTGTCGTACTGCAGGGTATATCGGAAAAACAGTTGGCTACACTCAGGAATAAGTACACGTATACTGTGCGAGGCAAGAGAGGAGCACCTGATACCAAGGAGTTTGACAGTGAGAATTTTGTTTTAGCACTCATTGCAGTATGCGCTGTAAAACCAAACTTCAAAGATGAAGCACTGCTTAACAAATATAAAGCGAGCGGTCCTGAAGAAGTATTGAAACGCATATTCCTGCCTGGAGAGTTGGACCAGCTGGCTGATATAGTCTATGAGTTGTGCGGTTTTAATGAGGGAATTGAGGAGATTGAAGAGATAAAAAACTAATAAAAGAGCGCCCGAAGCTGGCTCTAATTCACCATATATTCCAGCGCACGGGATTAACGCCCGATGAGTTCTGGGACAAGCCGGAGGGCGCTCGCAAATTTATGCTGGCCAGCATGATGTGGCAGCTTGAAATGGAAGAAAAACAGGTGAAGGAGGCGAGTAAGGGTGGCAGACAATGAACTGTATAGAGAGGAAATAGTAATAGAGGTAAGAGATGATGGTGCAGTAGCGAAGGTAAACAAGTTTGAGCAAAAATTCAGGCAATCAATGAATAGGGTAAATAAGTTAGCGCAAGGCTTGGACGGCAAAAGAATCGAGCCTATGATGCAGGTGCGGGATAAACTTACCTCCAGCGTACTGAAAGCTGATCGGCTTGTTAAGAAGCTGGATGCTACCCACGCCTCCCCGATTATAGCTGCTCAGGATAGGGTTACCAATGTTGTAACCCGTGTAAATGCCCTAATTGATGCTGTAAATCGCAAAGATGCAAAAGTTGTAGCTGAGATGAAAGGTCCACTTATAGATGAACTAGTAAAAGCAAAAAAGGCAGTAGCAGATCTGGGCGACGTCAAAACTGGGCCGGTTGCAGAGCTAAAAGGCGAACTATTCTATCAACTGTCTAAAGCGCAAAGTATGATGAAAAATGTTGACAGAATGACAGCAAGACCTAAAGTACGTATCTGGGATATGGCTACAAAGAGCATAAGCACTATAGGACGAGGATTGAAGTCTTTAACTTCTAAAGCCTGGAGTATAACTGTGAAGATTGCTGGCGGCGCGCTTAATGCTGTAAGAAACATTGCCGGTACTATAGGCCGTGTTATAACATCGCCCTTGACTATGCTTGGTGTTGGTGTTGGCGCCGCTGGAGCTATTGCCAGCGGCGTTATAAAACCACTTGATTTAGCTGGCGAGATGGAACAGACTCGTATAGCTTTTGAAACCATGCTGGGAAGTGCAGAGAAAGCACAGAGTTTCATAAAAGATATGGAAAAGNNAAAGTTAATAATGGCTTTTGGATTTAGCGCAGAGAAAATATTGCCTATGTTAAGGACAATAGGGGATACTGCTGCAGGCCTTGGCGCAGGTTCTGAAGGTATCCAGAGAATGGTGAGAGCACTGGGACAGATGCAGGCTAAAGGTCGAATTCAAGCGGAAGAGTTATTGCAATTGCAAGAATTAGGAGTACCAGCAGCACAAATTTTACAAGAGGAACTGGGATTAACAGCAAAGCAGGTAGGTGAAATAGGTAAACTAGGTATTAGCTCTGGGAAAGTAATAGATGCGATATTACGCGGTATGGAAAAACGCTTTGGCGGTCTTATGGATAAACAATCGCGCTCATTGAAAGGTCTATGGTCCAACATAAAGGATACATTCCAGATGAATGTATTATGGCGCTGGGGTGAGGGTATCAGAAAAGCTGTACAGCCAAGGCTACAAGCAATAACAGACTGGTTTGATAAGAACGAAAAAACTATTGAGAAATGGGGCGACAGGCTAGAAAAGATCTCGGGCCAAGCCAGTGAATGGATATTAGGTAGGTTAGAGAAGGCATTCAAATGGCTTGATACAAATTTCTTCTCCAATGAGGAATTCATGCAGCTTGACTTTAAAGGTAAAGTGAAATTTGTATGGGATACAATACAAACAGAATTTAGTGACTGGTGGGATAGTAGTGGAGAGAAATTTGTTACCGATAAAGCAGCTATGATCGGGAAAACCCTAGGTGGTGGTATAGGAAGCTTTTTAATGGCAGCTTTAGGAGTAGCGCAGGAGCCAGATAAACTTGCCAATGAATCCCCATTTATTAAAGCAGGAGCTACAGCGGGGGCTGCATTTCTTGAAGCGTTTCTTGAGGCATTTGATGCACAGAAAATAGCAGATAAAGCCTGGGAGGCGTTTAAAGAAGGACAAAAGGAAGCTCTAAAGGTCTTTCCTGGAGGCGAAGAACCCACATTGGCTTCATGGTTGAACCTTGGCATTAGCGCTTGGTTATTTAAGAAATTAGGTGGGTTTAAAGCTCTGAAATGGGTAGGCAGTAAAGCAATATGGCCTGCATTGAAATGGGTAGGCGGTAAATTAGGCTGGACCTCAGCAACCGGCGCGGCAACGGCAGCGGGGACAGCTGGAGCAGTAGGTACTGCAGGAGCGACGGGAGCAGCAGCAACAACAACTGGAGCAGCTGCTACTGTAACTGGGATCGGAACTGCAACTGCACTTGCTTCGATATTACCTTGGGTTGCTGGAGCTGCTACTATACCGGCAGTGATTAACTTTGATTGGGTAGGCGATCTTAAAAGAGGTGTAGAATCCTATAAAAAGTTCTTTCAAACTAAAGAGAAAAGAACTGCCTGGTGGGATCCTTTTGGGTGGTTTGGGCATGAGAAATTCTGGGATTTGGGTAAGCTGATCAATTTTGGCGAAGGAGCAAAAAAAGCAGAGGAATACAAGGATAAAATAGACAAAGTAGGGACAACCACAACAGACACAGCAAACAAATTCCAGGATTTAAATAGTAAATCCGTAGAGCTAGCAGGCGGATACAGTAAAGTTGGCTATTCAGCTCTAAAAACGTCCGAATTAGTATATGGCGGAATGGACAGCATGGCTAATGCGGTAAATAATACGATGAACAACGTGGTCAATATCGCAGATATTACTGCCAGAAGACTCAACGATCCAGCTTTTGCTGCTGGATATAATCTTGGTAGTGGCTTTGCTAATGGAGTATATACTGGTTATAGTCGAGCCAATTATATAACCCGTTGGATAATTAGCAAATTAGCTGCTAGCCAGAACACATCAACAGAAGTAGCTGGAGTTTTTACAGTAAGAAGGCCTGCAAAACCTCAAGAAATTGGCTATGCTAGAGGGGCTATAATCTCTAAACCACACCTGGCTATGGTTGCCGAAGAGGGACCAGAGGCTATTATTCCGCTGTCACCTAGACGTAGGGGGCGAGCATTAAAATTATGGCAAGAAACAGGGCGCTATCTTGGCGTTGAAGGTTATTCCGAGGGCGGATATACAGGCCCCATTTTAGCAAGTGTCCAGTCGGTAAAACCAGCTGGAACGGTTGTAAATATTTACATGGATGGGCTAATAAGTAGCGTGGAAATAAACAATATAGGTGATATACAAAAAGTAGCTAACATCGCAGCTGATGTAGTTGTTCGACAGCTAACGGAAGTTTTAGAAAATAAAGCCTCATAGTCTTGTTTATGTTTTACCTCCAATATAGTACTACTTGTGAAGGAGAATCTAAGGTAATGGAGTGACACTCATGGATTTTTATCTTACTAATACAGCTACCAATGAAACGTTCCATTTTCCAGTTAACCCAGAAGAGGTACAAGTACAGACTGAAAAACAAATAGAAACAGTGGACATATATCGGTTAGGCGAAATAGATTTTCCACAGGGTGAGAAGAGAGCAAGTATATCGTTCTCTTCTTTTTTGCCTGCAGAGTACGACACTTATTGCCAGTACATTAATATACCAAATCCGGTCGAAGCAATAAACAAGCTAGATACCTGGCGTAAAGAAGACAAACCGTTGAGACTGATTATAACTGGTACGCCTATAAATACGTTGGTGATAATAGCAAGTTTAAGTTGGACCATTAAAGGTGGAGAAGTAGGCGACATATACTTTGATATTACACTTAGATCATGGCAGGATGTAAAAATTCGAACTATTTCCGCTACAGCAGCAACAACCACAAAGAGACCAGACACAAAACCGGTACCAAAGATATATGTGGTCAAACGTGGGGATTCACTATGGAAGATAGCAAAGATGCAGCTTGGGAGCGGCAGCAAGTGGCCGAGCATATATAACATACCAGAGAACAAAAAGACCATCGGTCCCGATCCCAACAGAATTTATCCTGGCCAGAAACTGGTGATGCCGGTATGAGCTATCAAGTGATATTAGGCAGTAAATACGATATAACAGAGGCTGTACAGGCTGACAGTATGAACCTGTCCGATGCGCTCGATGATATTGCGATGCGGTTTAAGACGACTGTAATTGTAGTCCCAGGATTACCGGATATTAAGCCACCAATGCCAATAGTACTGAAAGGTATACCGGCCAGTGGTAACAGCATGGTAACACTGTTTGATGGTGTTGTGTGGGACGTAACCGACAGCTATAAAGGAATGCACTATATTAGCATAACAGCATACGAACGCACAAAATACATGGCCGAAAGCGAAGACGAATACCTGTTCAACGCGGGCATGACAGCTAGTGGCATAATAAAAAGGATTGCGTCTGACTGGAATATTCCACTGGGTAGTATAGCCGATACAAAGATTAAGCTGGCCAAGCAATTATTTCGTGGCGGAAAGAATTTGTATAGCATTATACGAGATGTACTCGCCGAAACTGTGGATAAAGGTGGGAATATGTATATTCCACGAATGGCTGGCGGAAAGTTGGAACTGGTACCTATAGGATCTAATTCTACCGTTTGGTCATTAGAAACCATTGAAAGTGCCGAACATACTATCACTATGGATGGCATGGTTACAAAAGTAAAAGTACTCGGTAGTAGCGATAGCGACAGTAAGCTGTCACCTGTACTGGCAATAGTAACGGGGGATACTGCAAAATATGGTACCATACAGAGGGTGTACAACGACAGCCAGATCAAAAATGTCAGCGAGGCAAAAACAGCGGGTCAGAAGTTATTATCGGGTCCCATAGAGACATTCTCTTACAGCGGTATTGATATAAATACTATATGTGCAGGTGATAAAGTAAGGTTTGATGGTAGGGACCTGATAGTTACATCTGTGGAGCATGCGCTCGGAGAACCAGGGCATATGAATATGGAGCTTGCTCCGCTAGAGGTGGTGAAGAAAAAGTATTATGCCAAATCCATATAAAGAGTTAGCACGGCTTATTGATGATAGAGCAAAAAGAGGCATAACAATGGCGACATCGGCGGTATCAGCTGAGCTTGGTACGATTACAGCCAGCGGGCTTAAGCTGGATCGATTTAAACACGAAATTCAGGATTATTTGGTAGCTGAATACCTTACATTGCCAGCAACGATACAAACCGAAGTTGGTGGCATTGAGAGTCATACACATACAATTGAAACGCCAGAACAATTAAAACCCTTAAAACCAGGCGACAGAGTCCTTGCAGTACCGGTCAACGGTGGCAAGGACTTTGTTGTAATAGCGAGGGTGGTGTGATATGCCGAATTTATTCCCGATAGGGGAGGAAGTTGTATATACAGAAACTTCAGAACAACAGATGAGAACATATGGCCGTTCTTGGAAGTTTGATTTTGATAAGGGCGATTTCGTTTTAGGTCCTACGGGCAGGGTAGCTGAAGCTGATTCATATACTGCCTGGGTTCAATGGTGTCAAAAAGCGTTGCTAACACAACGATACAGATATTTGGCCTATTCATCTGATTACGGTAGTGAATACGAAAATCTTATTGGCAAGCCATACACAAGGGCGGCGATTGAAAGTGAAATACAGCGAATGACAAAAGAAGCTTTACTCGTAAATCCTTATACTCAATCCGTTGATAACTTTACTTTCGAATGGAAGGGCGACTCTGTATATTTTACTTGCACGATTACGTCGGTGCTGGAGGAAACTGCAACAATAAGCAGAAATATTGAGGGGGTGAGTTAATGCCCATACCTTTTACGCCACCTGATTTTCTTCAAAACCAGGATGAAGAAAAGATATATCAAAGAATGAAATCAAATGTGCCGGCTGATTTAGATACATCGGAAGGCTCTTTTTTTTGGGATGTCGCACGACCAGTGGCAATTGAAAAAGCGGAAATGCTGGAATTCCACCTCGTAGAAACGCTGAAGATCATGTTCCCGATGTGGGCATATGGCGAATGGCTGGACTATCATGCCAAAGGACGCGGCATAACAAGAAAACCTGCAAATCCAGCTTCAGGAGAGCTTCTGATAACAGGAGTACCAGGAACGACTATACCTGCAGGCTTCAGATTTGCTGCACCGGCCACAGCGGACACGCCGGCGATTGAATACCAGACAACTGAAAAGTATACCATCGGCGAAGACGGAACCGTCAGAGTTCAGGTAACGGCAGTAGAGCCTGGCATCAAAGGAAATGTGCCGGCTAATACGGTCACTTTGATGATGACACCAATCAAGGGCATTACATCAGTGAACAACGAAACAGCAATCACAGGCGGAACCGAAGTAGAGAGCGACGACGAGCTACGCAACAGGATCATGGAGATTGACGCAGCCAGCGAGGCCAGTTTTGTAGGCAGCGATGTTGATTATAAGCGATGGGCGGAGGAAGTTCCTGGTGTAGGTACAGCGCTGGTAACGCCGGAATGGGCAGGACCAGGAACGGTGAAGGTGGTTGTAATTGATGCAAACGGCCAGCCGGCTAGCCAGACGATAATTACTGCAGTATATAACAACATAATGTCGCCAGACGACAGGCTGCAGAGAAAGGCCCCAATAGGCGCCACGGTCACCGTAGAGGCACCGACGGCCAAGGAGATAAATTATAGCTTCGCGCTCGAATTAAAGGCAGGTGAGAACCAGGAAACTGTTCTGGATCGCTTCAAAGCACAGCTTCGAACATATTATGTCGAGGCCAAGAAGGAAGGAGTAGTGAGGTACAACAGGGTAATTTCAATTTTAACCAATACCGAAGGGGTAAAGGACTTCACGGGGCTGACCATGAACGGAGGTACCATCAACATTGAGCTTGGAGAGGATGAATATCCGGTAACCGGAACCATTGATCCTACTGGCGGAGGTGGGAGCGCATGAATTTAGAGAACTTCCCTACAAATTGAGCTTGGAGAGGATGAATATCCGGTAACCGGAACCATTGATCCTACTGGCGGAGGTGGAAGCACATGAATTTAGAGAACTTCCCTACAAGCCCGGCCGCCAAGAGAATGCTAAAAACCGTATCCC